GCTTGTGAACCAGCCGACTCGTGTCAAGGGCTTTTCCATCTGCGCTACGGCCAGCACTGCTGGCACGTTGCTATTGAAAGATGGGGGTTCGGGCGGAACAACATTGCTTGAAGTGGACATTCCGTCCAACTCCAATCCAAACTCGTTCTACACCTTGATTCCCGGCGAAGGCATTCGGTTCACAACCAACGTGTACGCCACTCTGACCGGTATTGCATCAATCACGGTGTACTATGGCTGAAGAAAAGCGTGTAAGCCTCGAAGGTCGCAGTATCTTCGTGGGCATTCCAACCTACGACGGGAGGCTCAGTATCAAACTGGCTTACACGCTGGCCGCGCTCATGCCTATGGCGTTGAAGCACGGTATTTCAGTCAAACTGGGGCATGTCTCTGGTTGCTCCATCATCACGATGGCGCGAAACATGTTGGTGGACCAGTTCTTGCAGTCGGACTGCACAGAGTTGCTGTTCATTGACGCTGACGTGATTCCCCAGCCCGAAGACATCTTGCGCCTTGTGGCGCAAAGTGGCGACAAAGACATCACGGCTGGCATGTACCCCCGCCGCGCCAAGGACAAAAAGTTCTTCTTGGACTTCTACGTGAACGACGAGAACGATTTGGAGTTCGATGGTGCCTTGATGCGAGCCAATCGCGTGGGCACAGGGTTTATGCTGATTCGCCGTCATGTTGTTGAGGCGATCGCCGCCAAGTCGGAAAAGTATCTGGGGCAGGACGGTGTTGGCCAAGTGGCCAGCGTGTTCGAGTTCAGCATGCTCGATGGCAAGTTCGTGGGGGAGGACTACACCTTCTGCGACAAAGCCCGTGCTGAAGGCTTCAAAGTTTGGGTGGACGTCGAGATCAACCTGCCCCACATGGGTACGGAAGAGTTCACCAACGACTTCAAAAACGAGGTTGTTGGCCCTCTGATCCAAGAGTTCCGCAAACAGAAACTTAAGGTTGCAAATGGCTAAGTCACCAGCATGGCAACGCAAGGAAGGCAAGAACCCCAACGGCGGCTTGAACGCCAAAGGGCGTGCCTCCTACAATGCGGCCAACCCGGGCAAGCCCGGTCTGAAGCGTCCTCAACCCGAGGGCGGCGCACGCCGCGACTCCTTTTGTGCCCGCATGAAGGGCATGAAAGCCAAACTGACTTCGGCCAAGACGGCCAACGATCCGGATTCACGGATCAACAAGAGCCTGCGGGCTTGGAATTGCGCGGATGGTGGTTACGTGAAAGCCGCTGATGGCTGTGCCACCAAGGGTAAAACCAAAGGTCGGATGATTTGAGATGGAACTGATGGTATGGAACGGCATCTTGACAGCATTTCTCGGTCTCCTCGGTTGGAGTCTGAGGGAGAAGTCTGCCGAAGTTCAACGTCTTGGAATCTTGCTCAACCGTACTCGGGAAGAAATTGCCAAAGAGTACGTGACCAAAAGCGAGGTGCACACCGACATCAATCGGGTGCTCGATCGTTTGGATCGTCTTGAGAAAAAGATTGATGACTTCATGAAGGAACAGCGAAGTGCCATCAACTAGCAAAAAACAACACAATTTCATGGCGGCGGTGGCCAACAACCCGTCGTTCGCCAAGAAGGCAGGGGTCCCACAAAGCGTGGGCAAAGAGTTTGTCAACGCGGACAAAGGCCGCAAATTTTCACAAGGAGGCCAAACCATGGCTACGAAATCTTCTGGTAACGGTATCACCAAAGCAAAAATGGGCGCTGTGAAAACTGCCGCCCCCAGCCGTGACGGCGTTGTGACCAAGGGTAAAACCAAGGGCAAGCAAGTCAAAATGGGCGCGGCCAAGCCTCTGGGCATGAAGCGCGGCGGTAAGTGCTGAGATGAGAGCCTCCCGTGGAATGGGGGCCATCATGCCTAGCAAAATGCCGGGCAAAAAGGTCATCCATCGCAAGGACAACCCCAACGACGTCGAGATGTACGCCGATGGTGGAGAGGTGTGGGACAAGCCCCGGCCGAAAGGTTTGGGGCCTTCCAAGTCCATGAGTCCTGCCAAGAAAGCCAAGGCAAAAGCCATGGCCAAAGCCGGTGGGCGTCCGTACCCCAATCTGGTGGACAACATCCGCGCCGCAAGGAGCAAATGATGGCAGAAAAATGGATCAGCAAGGCTATCAAAAAACCGGGTTCGCTAAGGTCAGAACTTGGCGCGAAGCCCGGGAAGTCTATTCCCGCAGGCAAATTGGCCAAAGCCGCAAAAGCACCCGGAAAACTGGGTCAGCGTGCTCGGCTTGCGAAAACCCTGCGGGGTCTAAAGAAGTAAGACATGGCTACAACCTCCGGCACCTCCGCATTCAACCTTGACTTGACGGAAATCGTCGAGGAGGCGTTCGAGCGCGTTGGCTCGGAGATGCGCACGGGCTATGACCTGAAAACTGCGCGTCGGTCAATGAACCTGATGTTTGCAGACTGGGCCAACCGTGGCATCAACATGTGGACGTTTGAGCAGGGCACACTCAACCTGATCCAAGGGCTGAATACGTACCCCCTGCCCAACGACACGGTGGACTTGCTCGATCACGTTATCCGTACAAACCCTGATCAACAGACCACTCAGGCTGACCTGACCATCACGCGCATCAGTGTTTCTACGTATGCCACTATTCCCAACAAGTTGAATCAGGCCCGGCCCATTCAGGTCTGGGTTCAGCGTTTGGACGGCCAAATTTCTCCCACGGGGTTCACCTACCAGAGCGCCGACACGGGTGCGCAAACGGTAACGCTGTCGTCCACTGCGGGTTTGCCAACCACGGGCTACCTGAACATTGGCACGGAAACAATTTTTTACAATTGGATCGTGGATGGCACCACCCTTGGCGGAGTGTTTCGTGCGCAAAACGGTACGAGTCAGACCACTCCGGCCGTCGGTACTGCCGTTTATGTCAACAATGTGCCCCGAATCACGGTATGGCCGACCCCCAACATTGGGACTGTGGGCAATCCCTACTACCAGTTTGTCTACTGGCGCATGCGCCGTGTGGAAGACGCTGGTGGCGGTGTCAACGTCATGGACGTGCCATTCCGATTCATCCCCTGCATGGTGGCTGGGCTGTCGTATTACATGGCGTTGAAGGTGCCCGGGGCCATGGAGCGCCTGCCGATCCTGAAACAGCAGTATGACGAGGCTTGGGACTTGGCGTCTCAGGAAGACCACGAGAAGGCGGCTGTGCGCTTTGTGCCGCGCCGTCAGTACATTGCTGGGGGCTTCTGATGCCCAATCGGTTTGCATCAGGCAAGTACTCGATCGCCCAGTGCGATCGGTGCAATTTTCGCTTCAAGTTGAAAGAACTGAAGACGGAGATTTTGAAGACCAAGAATTACAACATTCTAGTCTGTCCGGCCTGTTGGGACCCCGACCATCCCCAGTTGCAGTTGGGTATGTACCCGGTGGACGATCCGCAAGGCGTGCGCAACCCCCGGCCAGACATCACATATCTGTTGGGCGGCACCAGCGGCTTACAGATTTCCAACACCTCTGGTACAGGACCAGATCAGACCGGCACCCTGACTGGCGGTAGCCGAATTTTTCAGTGGGGCTGGAACCCGGTGGGCGGGTCCAGTTTTTTTGATGCCGCACTCACCCCAAACAACTTGGTGATTTCGGTAAACTTGGGTACAGTAACGGTATCCGCGACATAAGGAGTCGACCATGGACAAAGCAGACCTGAAACAAGACAAAAAAATGATCGCTTCAGCGGTTCACAAGCATGAAAAACGCATGCACCCGGGCAAGCCTGTCACCAAACTAAAGGCTGGTGGCAAAACCAATTCGGACATGCTGAAGTATGGCCGCAACATGGCCAAGGTCATGAACCAGCGTAGCCCCGGTAAAAAAGGAGCCTGATCATGGCGAAGATCAATAACAAGCCTGCGTCTGCGTACGCACAGCCGCACACGATGTCGGGCAAGAAAATCAGCAAGGTCGATGCTGGCCCGGCTGACAACAAGAAAAACTTGAAAGATACGCCTGTGTCCGTCGCCAACTCGCGTGATGGCGCGTACAAACCCACCAAGACCAGCGGCATCAAAATCCGTGGTACCGGTGCGGCCACTAAAGGCGTGATGGCCCGAGGACCGATGGCTTGAGGTTGACATGACGTATTCTGAACTCGTAGCGGCAATCCAGTCCTACACTGAAAACCAATTTCCCGACACCTACTTGGCTGACGGGAGCGCGGTGTCGTCTACGACTCAGATCAACACTTTCATCCAGCAGGCTGAACAGCGCATCTACAACTCGGTGCAGTTCCCGTCTATTCGCAAGAACGTAACGGGCAACCTGACGTCTGGCAACAAGTACCTGTCTGCCCCTGATGACTTCCTGTCGGTGTATTCGCTGGCGGTGATTGATGCGTCTGGCAACTACGAGTACTTGTTGAACAAGGATGTGAACTTCATCCGTCAGGCGTATCCCAACCCAACGAGCGATACCGGAATCCCCAAGTACTACGCCCTCTTTGGTCCGACGGTCAACGTGTCGGCTGTGACGGATGAACTGTCGTTCATTGTTGGCCCAACGCCTGATTCCTCTTACGCTGTTGAACTCCATTACTATTACTACCCCGAGTCAATCACGGTTGCCGCTGACGGCCGCACTTGGTTGGGTGACAACTTTGACTCTGTGCTTCTGTATGGTTCGCTGGTTGAGGCGTACACTTTCATGAAGGGCGAGACCGATATGGTCCAGTTGTACAACCAGAAGTACATGGAAGCCCTTGGTCTGGCCAAGCGTCTGGGCGATGGGTTGGAGCGTAGCGATGCCTACCGCTCTGGGCAATTCCGTACCGCGCCTCTGCCGCAGAATAACGGGGTGGCTTGATGGCGTTCACAGGCAACTATTCGTGCAACACGCTCCGTTCTGGTCTGGCCAACGGCACGATCAACTTTGCCACGGACACGTTCTATTTGGCTCTGTACACCAATACCGCCACGCTTGATGCAAACACCACGGCGTACGATACCGTTGGTGAAGCCTCTGGTGGCAATTACGTTGCCGGGGGGCAGGTCGTTACTGCCACAATTTCGTCCGAGTCAAACTCGGGCGGGAGCACCACATACATCAATTTCTCATCACCTTCGTGGACGGGAGCCATAACGGCCAGAGGTGCGCTGATCTACACGCCCGGTGATAATGGGGCTGTGTGCGTGTTGGACTTTGGCTCCGACAAAACTTCGACTGTTTCTTTCACCGTGCAGATGCCTGCGAACACCAGCACTTCTGCGCTAATCCGACTTGTTTAAGGAGCCACCATGACTCAAGAACTCTCCAACTTTGGCGACCACGCTGAAGTCACCATGCAGACCCGCCCCGCCATGTCCGAGACCGTCGGCATGGAAGGTAAATACCATGTGGTGTGCCGTGACAAAGACGGCAACCTCAAATGGGAAGAAGAATTCCCCAACTTGGTTAACGCCGTTGGCAAGCAGTTGATGCTGGACACTTTACTGTCTGGCACCACCTACACCACGGTTGGCCCGTTCCTTGGCCTGATTTCTGGTGCCAGCCCGACCTTTGCCGCCGCTGACACGATGACCAGCCACAGCGGTTGGACTGAATTCACCAACTACACGGTTGGCGGTTCGGCTGTGCGCGGCACGGCAGTCTTCACCTCGGCCACTTCCAGCGGTACGACTCCTTCTAACGTGACCACCAAGTCTGCTTCGGCCATCACCTACACCATCACCGGTGCAGGCGGCACGGTGGGTGGTTGCTTCTTGGTCACGGGTTCCGGCGCAGTCAGCACCCAAGGTAGCACCGCAGGTACCCTGTACAGCGCAGGCGCATTCAGCACCGCCAAGGTCACGACTTCAGGGGACACCGTCAGCGTTACCTACAGCACGACCGCAACCTCTTGATGGGGAGTCATAAATGGCTCTTGTTCTTGCCGACCGTGTCCAGCAAACGGGCACGGCAAACACCACTGTAAGTTTCACCCTTACAGGATCAGTATCGGGGTTCCAGTCGTTTGCTGTCATTGGCAACACCAACACCACGTACTACGCCGCTACTGACACCTCCGGCAACTGGGAGGCGGGGCTTGGCACATACTCGACCACTGGGCCTACGCTCACCCGCACGACGATCTATTCGTCGAGCAACTCAAACTTGGCTGTCACCTTCTCGGGCACAGTCACTGTGTTTGTAACGTACCCATCTAGTCGGTCTGTATATGAGGATGCTTCGGGCAACGTCAGCCCTCTAGGCACGATTGCCTCCGGCACTTGGCAAGGCACAACCATTGGTGTGGCGTACGGCGGTACGGGTGTCACGACCTCTTCTGGCGCAAACTCGGTGGTGTTGCGAGACAGCAACCAGAACATCACGGTCAATCGTCTTAACCAGAGCAGTACTACCGTTACGGCGGCGGCAGGTATAACAACGCTGACTGCGGCGTCTACATTCAGTCAGATTCTTAACGGCACAGGTGGACAGACGTTTAAACTGCCTGATGCTACGACGCTGACCAACACGACCACGTTTGAATTCAACAACAACGCAACCGGTACGCTGACCATTACGGACAACGCAAGTGCAACGGTTGGTACTGTTGCCCCGGGTGGCGCGGCAAACATCGCGCTGTTGTCAAACGCTACCGTTGGCGGCACTTGGGACGTTCACGCATACATCCCTGAAAACGTCACTTGGGGCACCAACGCTTTGGCTCTGGGTTCCACGGTTATTACCGGCGGTGCTTGGAACGGCGGCACTATTCAGTCCGGCTATGGCGGTACTGGGTTGACCACATTTACTGGCGCAAACAACGCCTTGTATTCGACCAGCGCATCTGCTCTTGCGGCTGGCACTTTGCCTGTTGCGGCAGGTGGTACGGGGATCACAACCCTTGCAACAAACCGAATTCCTTACGGTAACGGCACAGGCGCATTTCAGAGTTCAGCCAACCTGACCTTTGACGGCACCACGCTGACCGCCAACACCCTGTCTGTCACCAACAGCGTGACTATTTCTGGTGGTACTGCCAACGGAGTGCTGTATCTCAACGGCTCTAAAGTTGCAACGAGTGGGTCTGCGCTGACTTTTGATGGGACGAACTTTGCGACTACTGGTCAAGGAACTTTCCGTTCATTGGTTTTGAACGGAGTAGGCACATCACAACTTAGCACTACTGACGCATCTGGTCTTTACATTGACGCAAATACAAATGGCGGGATGTATTTGCAAAGTGGAAATAATTTTATTTTCAGGGCATCCGCCGCAGGCTCATACGCTGAATATATGCGCCTGACCAGCACAGGGCTGGGGATTGGGACGAGTTCGCCTTCTTATAAGTTGCAGTTGAGTGGCACAGGAACGGGTGCATATCTTCGCATTACCAACACCACGGCATCTACTGGCGACGCCACCATTTTGAGAGCATTGGATACTGGCGAATCGTATTTGTCCTCTGCTGGCGCTTATCCGCTTTTGTTTGGCACAAGCAACACTGAACGTATGCGCCTCGACTCATCTGGCAATCTGGGGATTGGGACGAGTTCGCCGGGTGCAAAATTGGATGTTTCTGGCTCAAACGCAGGAAGCGTCCTTCAATCACGAGTTTTGAACACCAGCACTTCTGCCAGTAGCGACGCACAACACTTCATTTATGTAAACGGCGCAACGGCTGGAGATGCTTACACCACATGGACTGTGGGCGGTGTTACTTCTTGGTCTGGTGGCGTTCGCAACAGCGACTCGGACAGTTGGTATCTGTCTCCCGGTTCAAGCCTTGGCACAACTCCTGTTATTACTGCTACCACCGCAGGCAACGTGGGGATTGGGACGACTTCGCCTAATTTAAAACTTTCGGTCAATGGTGGCGTACGAACAGTTTCCAACAGTTATATGTTGGGCCAAGGTTTTGGCATTTACGGCAATAACGATTCGGCCAACTACATTATTCAAGGAGACGCTACTTCTGGTGGTACGCTGATTTACAACTGGTATGGTGGTCACATCTTTCAAACAAGCGGCGGCTCCGAACGGATGCGTATTGACTCCAGCGGGAATTTGCTGGTGGGGACTACGAGTGCAATCAGCGGCTATTTATTCAGGGTAAATGGTCAAGGGGCGTTTGCTGGCCCATCCTCTGATGTTGATGGGAATAGCGGCGTTCGTATTGATTATGGCAACTCCGCTGGAACAGTTCTAAGATTTTTGGCATTGAACGCCAACGGGTCAACCAATGCGGCGATTGGCCTGAACATGGTTGATTCGTCAAATGGCTCTATGGTGTTTAGCACTAGAGGGTCAAACAGTCTTGCAGAACGGGTGCGTATCACCTCAGCAGGTACGCTACAGTTGTCCAGCAACTATCAAGAAGGTGTAGTTACTGCCAACACAACCACGGCTTACACCATTAGCCTTGCAAGTGGTACGGTGCAGATTCTAACCTTGACTGGTAACTGTACCTTCACCTTCCCAACGGCAACCTCTGGTCAGTCTTTTACCCTGTTGCTCAAGCAAGATGCCACGGGTGGTAGAACTGTGACTTGGCCTGCTTCTGTTAAATGGCCCAGTTCAACTGCACCAACGATTACGTCAACGGCAACCAAACTGGATAAATATGTGTTTATTTCTGACGGAGCCAACTGGTATGGCAGTACCGCAGGTCAAAACTATTGATGGGGCGAACTAATGTTCAGTTCAGATGCATCAACACAAGCCGCCACTCCTAGTGCGCCAACAGACCCTTATTTTGAATATGTAACGTTGCTTTTGCATGGAGATGGAACAAACGGCGGCCAGAACAACACTTTTATTGATTCGTCAACCAATGCGCTTACTGTAACTCGCAATGGCAACACCACGCAAGGATCGTTCTCGCCCTTTGGAACGTTGTGGTCGAACTACTTTGATGGCTCAAGTTATTTGCAATTTGCAGACAACACTGCTTTTACTTTGACAGCCGACTTCACCATCGAGTGCTGGTTCTTTGTTCCATCTACGCCAACTGGAAATTGCAACTTAATATCAAAATGGGCGGCAAATCAAGAATTCATTCTTGAGTATGGCGTTCGTTCCGCATCAAATGCACGGCAAGTTCGATTTTTTTGGGCGCCTTTTAGTGGCGCAAGTGCTTTTTTGACAAGCCCAAATGATGCTTTTGTAATTGGCACTTGGAACCATGTTGCAATTACACGCAGTGGCTCAAGTTGCACCATGTGGATCAATGGCTCTTCGGTTGCAACGGGCACAAATGGCACTGCCGCAACTGATGGTTCTTCTGTTTTGAGGGTTGCAACTTACAGCGGTGGAACAGCAGACTTTGTTACTGGTTACATCAGTAACGTGCGGATTGTGAAAGGCACGGCTGTCTACACATCCACGTTCACGCCATCAACCACTCCTTTGACGGCTGTGACAAACACGGTGTTGTTGACTTGCCAAAGCAATAGATTTGTAGATAACAGCACCAACAACTTTGCCGTTACTGTAGGCGGTTCACCGAGTGTCCAACGCTTCAGCCCGTTCAATCCACCTGCGGCTTACAGTACGGCAACGATTGGCGGGTCTGCATATTTTGATGGCGCAAGCGACTATTTAACGGTTCCACACGTTTCTGGTTTGGCACCAACAGGCGACTTTACCATTGAATTTTGGGCATATCCATTATCTGGTTCTGGTGTGCGTGAGTGGTATTCAAAAGGATACGGTATTCAGGTTTACAGTAGCGGCACCGCTTGGTATGCGGCGTTCAGTTCCGTTAACAGCGACCCCGCAAGTTATTACATTAATACAACGTTTGGGTCGTTAGTTGTAGGTGCATGGCAATACATTACCGTTACAAGAAGCGGAAACAGTTACGTTGGTTTTGTAAACGGTGTTGCAACAAGTTTGGGCACATCTGCTACAGCACCGAACACAGGAACCAGCGTCGTGTCTATTGGCGATTTTGCCCCCGCCGTGCAATACCCTGTTCTTGGGTATATGTCCAATGTAAGGTTTGTAAACGGGTCTGCGGTGTATGGCACGACAACTTTTACGCCACCAACTTCCCCGTTAACAGCAATTACCAACACTAACGTTTTATTGAGTTGCGTTAACGGTGCAATTTTCGACAACGCCATGTTGAATGATTTAGAGACTATGGGAAGTGCTCAGATCAGTACCAGCGTGACGAAATATGGAACAGGGTCTTTGTATTTCAATGGCACTGCTGGAACCCAACTTCAAACATTAAACACCAACTTCGCTTTTGGAACAGGCAACTTTACAATTGAGTTTTGGTGTTATGGTGCATTACAAGCCGACAAATTTTTTATAG